AGATGATCTAGTTATTTACTGTAAATTGTACGCTCCTTTACTGGATGACATAGCTTTAAACAGCTTATGTTATGTATCTTTAAAAGTACTAGAAGACTATATAGAAAATGTAGTAGTTCGTACTGAAGAAAGTGGCGGAGATGTAACAATACTAAGAGGCCCTAAGTTTACAGATTGTAGTCCATTAGAATCAAGTAACGAAACAGAAATAAAGAATTGGAACAATCTATTAGATTCAGATTCTTTAAGTGCTTCTAGAATAATAAATAGCGTATTATCAGGATCAAATGATGTAGACCTTAACTTAGATTTTACAGATTTTAAAAACTTTGTACTATACGGATCTGCTGAAGAGAGGTTAAAGAACTATGACTACAAACTAAAGTTAATAGAGTACTATGATTCTGAAAAGTCTAATATATCTGCCCAACCTGCAAACTCTTCTTCCTATGTTTCTAATTTATTAGACACTTATACTAACAGAAAAGAGACTTTAATATCTAATTTTGATAAGTTTGAGGAGTTTTTATATTATAGTACTGGGAGTTTATTTTCTTATGATATTACAGGAAGTATATCTCCGAGTCCCAAGTATATAGTATCTAATAAGCTAGTAAACTATTCAGTAACTTCTTCTCAATATAGCAGTTGGTATACTTCTTTAATAGAAGATGCTAAAGAATACGATAGAACTAACTACAGTAGTTTTTATTTTAACACTCCAGATCATATATTAAGAGACCCTAATAATAGTCAATATATCCTATTCATACATATGGTAGGACAGCATTTTGACAATATATATAACTTTATTAGAAAGTTAACTGATATACATAGAAGAGATGAACATCCTGAAAGAGGCATACCGAATGAGCTTTTACCTTACTATGTTAGGTCTTTAGGTTGGAAGATTCAGAATACTAAGTCATTAAGTGACTTATGGTTATATAAATTAGGAGTTGATGCTACTGGATCTTTAGAGACTCCTGTTGGAGAATTAGCTAGTAAATCTCATCAAAGTTTATCTGAACAAGTATGGAGGAGGATAGTAAATAACTTACCGTATCTATTAAAAACAAAAGGATCTACAAGATCCATACGAGCTTTGTTTTCTATTTATGGAATACCATTTACTCTTATAAGCGTTAAAGAGTACGGAGGACCAGAAGTAGATGAAGATAATCCTCCTATATTATCAGAAGATAAGTTTCAATACTTACTAAATTTAGATGGAGACCAGTATATAGAAATACCTAGATTACTAGTAACTTCTTCTTTTGATGATACTGTCCAGATACCTCAAACTACTGAGTTTAGATTTAGAACAGACTATAAGTCTGCTCCTAGTATGAGTTTATGGGCTATAGAAGAGTCGGGGAGCAGAACAAACATACTACATAACTTAGAAATAGTTAAGCACACTTCATCATTATATGGTCAAGATACTTATGGATATTTAAGATACTCTGGTTCTTCTTTTGAGAGTACTAGTAGTCTATTACCTTTATATGATAATGATATATGGACTGTCAGAATGTACTCTGACTATCCTATATACTCTGGATCTTTGTTTACTGGAAAACTAAATATAGATGTAGCTAAATCCAGTGATTTTGTAGAAAATAGAGTATCACTATCCTCTAGCTTCTATGTCAGTTCCTCTGTTAATGATATGTTGTACTCTTTAGGTGCTACTTCATCTATAGAGCCTTTTGGGCATACCGTTGTTTTTGGTGGCACAACAGGAAGCAATTCGACTAGATTTAGTGGTTCTGTCCAATCTTATAGGGAGTATTTTGGAAGTTTTTCTAAAAAAGTATTTGAACAGCACGTATTAAACCCTTCAAGTTACCATTCTACTGCTTTTTCTAGTTCTTATGACCAACTTTATAGGTATTATCCATTAGGTGTAGACAATTTAAGATTTGACCATTCTATTAAAACAGAGTTGAGTTCTAGCCAACCTAATCAAATATTTTACGGTAGGAACACAGCCCAGATGGTTAACTTCACTGGAAGTCAGTCGCAACAATATACGGCAAAAACAGAGACTCACTACAGATATTATCCTTCTTTAGGAGCCAATAACCCTAAGTCAAATAAAATTAGACTAGAGTCATCTAAATTAGTTAGGCAACTATCTCCAGATAGAAGGGCAGAAGTCAGTAGATATGATAAAGAGCAAAAAGATAGTAATAGACTTGCTGTTGTTTTCTCTCCAACTGATCAAATAAACAAAGATATATCTAATCAATTCGGCAGCTATAACTTTGAAAATTTTATAGGAGACCCTGAACACGGAACGCTCACTACTTACCCAGATTTAAGAACAGCAAATGAAGAGTACTTTAAGAAATTTACTAAGGCAAACGATATAGGTAAGTTTATAGAGGTGTTTAGTTTGTATGACTACTCTGTATTTGAGCAAATAAAGCAGCTTGTACCTGCAAGAGCTAACTTAGTTACTGGAGTTTTAATAGAACCTTCTATATTAGAGAGATCTAAGATTAAAAGGACATTTCCAGAGATAAATGTCTTGCAGAAAGAGACTGTTTTACCTTCATCCAGGCCAGAATTTACTCCAAGGTATATTGATATACCTCAAGGTATTTTGGAGTTGCCTATAGAGTTAGAAGTAGAAAGGTCAAAAGAACTTGCAGTAATAGAGCCTTCTTTAGGTTTAGAGGTAGATAGAGAAAAGATGGTATCTGAGTTTTCTACAAACATTGAAGTTGAGGTAGAGAGATCTAAAAATGTGGGGCAAGAAAGTCTTCTTACTTTGTCTTTTGATAATAACGAGACTGGGGTAAAAAATTATACTGGAGAAATATCTACTACAGATAACTATGAGATTTCTGGAGACTCTTCTTTGTTTATAGACTCTCTTGGTAAGGCTACTACTGTACGAGGCGATGTTGTCACAGTCAAAAAAGATATTATAGAGAATGGACAGATAGTAAGACAGCCTTTCAGTAACGGAGATGTAGTAACTACAACAGAAACTTTCACTTATAAAAGAGACGGTCAAACTTATACTGTAACTATAACTGATGATAAGTTTGTACCTTTTACGGCAGAAGCTCAATCACTAAAAAGAAATATAGACACAAATAACTATTTAGACATAGAAAAATATGGTGTTGGTTCTTTCTATGTATACTCTTCTAGTGTAGAAGTAGATTTTGATATTAATCAATTAACTAATGATAATTACATATTCTACTTTACTACTATAGAGCCTGACATATCCGTTGTTACTGAGCTTTCGGCTTCTAGCTTCCAAGAATTTTTAAATACGTATAATTACAACGTATATACAGGAAAAAACGTTATATATAAGAATTTAGATTTAGGATCAGTAGTAGGTACTTATCATATCACTGGTTCTAGAATTTATGATAATGTAAAAAAATATAATTATTTTTATTCTAGTTCTGGGGAGTTTATACAAGGACAAACTTCTCCTAATATGTTAAAATCTCCTGTATATTTATCTAATAGAACTGGTTCTAAATCTGATTACATTAGAGAATTAGACTATGCTATAAATAAAGAATACAAAGCTTTTTATAGTTCTTCCTTAGAATATGCTAATTACCAGCATTTTACAGATGGTAGTATAGCTAGGTCTAGATTTGAAGGTTCTAAATTAGTCGGACCTGCTATAAATGTAGATTCTCCTAATACAGTAACAGGTAGGCCAGTAGTAACTGTTACTATACTTAATGAAAATGATATTATTGTTCAATAAAATTAAATAAAAATAACAAACTATATATTTATAATAAAAACCAATTTACATTATGGGATATTTAAATAATTCATCAATTGTAATTGATGCCGTCCTTACTAAAAAAGGGAGAGAACTTTTGGCGAGAGGACAAAATGAGTTTAGAGTAGCTTTCTTTGCGCTTTCTGATGACGAAGTAGATTACTCTCTATGGAATAGCGATCACCCTTTAGGTAGTGCTTATTATGGCAGAGCTATAGAAAACCTTCCTATTACTGAAGCGGTTACTGACGAAACGCAAGTAATGAAGTACCCTTTAGTAACTTTACCTAAAAACACAGTTAGGATTCCAGTTGTAGCAGTTTCTCAGACTGCTTATACGTTTAAATCTCCCTCTGACAGAATTACAATTACTCCATCTACAACAAACTTCCCTTCAGGTAATGCTGCATTAGGGTATACGGCAGTACTTAGTGATAGCGATGCCGCTACTTTTGTAGAAGTGACACCGACACCTTCACAGCAAGCGGGACAGGATGCTGCTAGATCCATTGCTCCTGCTATAACAGATTTAGAATCTTCACAAACAGTAGTTGTGACTGGAACATCTTTTGTACTTTCAGGTAAGTTCTCTACTCTTAGAAGCAAGAGTGCTACTTTAACTATTATAGGAAATGAAACTGGTGGTAGAGTTTCTATAGATTTAACTATAAACAGACTTACTACTTCTAATTCTCCTGGAGCAAATATCACAACTTAATAAATAAAAATTAAATTATGTTTATAAGATTCGCTGCTGATGATGTTATCCCAAATCAACAGGAAACAGTAACAAGAGCAATGTTTTCTGAAAATGTAGGTAATCTAACTACATTCTTTTCATCATCTGCTCAAACATCTGGACAAAAAGCCTATTACTACGAAGTTTATAATAGTGCTTCTACATCTGCTACAGCAGAGCCTCAATTTTCTGTAACATATGGACATAGATTAGGTTCTGGTTCTTCTGGAGAAGGAGGTCAAGTAGACGACACACCGTCAAGAGCTATTTATGCTCAGTACAGACAACTATGCTTAGATGCTGGAACTCAGGCATTTACTGTAGATGGTAGAACTGTTAACTCTATTTACGTACTTAACTTTAATAGAGCGAGACTCAAAGATGGCATTGATGAAGGAAATATAGAGTTGAACTTGCATAATTTATCGGGTTCTCAGTATCCTAATAATGTACATACAGGTTCTAATGTAATGGTAGACTTTACTAATAGAAATGCTATTAGATTGGTAGATGATAGTAAAATAGCTAACGCTACGCTTACTACAGCAGGAGAAGTTTACAATATTGTATCAGGAACTATAGAAGATGGAGTCTATAACCAGGTTGCTCCTGTTTATTACGGGAAACTGTATCCTAGACTTGGAGTAGCTATATTAGATGGAGATATGTTAGATGCTTCTGCTTCTTTTGGCACTGTTTCTGGTTCTGGAGTAGCAGGGGATAATGCCTTTAAATTATTTACATCTTTATCAGGTTCTGCTGCTTTCTTAACTGATGGTAGCGGAGATGCTCTAGGATTGTCAGCGAGAAGCAAAGAATATGTGAAATCTACTCATTATTATGTAAGAGCTAGAGCTTCTCAGTATAACTTCTCAAATAATCCTACATTTGTTACAGGATCTGATGGAGATTTAGCTATATCTGATTTTATAAACGATCCTAAAGTGTACATAACTACCGTAGGACTTTATGATGAAGATAAGAATTTATTAGCAGTAGCTAAAACTAGTAAGCCAATACAAAAGTCTTTTAGAAAAGAGACTTTAATAGAGGTTAAACTGGATTACTAATATAGTAGTTAAAAATTATTTATGGCTTGTAAAAGGTATGACGTAACAGTACAGCCTGGGAGATCTTCAGGATTTATACAATATATACAATGTAATACGTTAAGCTTAGTTTCTCGTGCAGTGAGTTCTAATGCTCCCCTACTATTAACAGACGTAGAAACCGTACAAACTACAGTAGGTGTTATAGTAGAGGAGTTAGATGGAGGAGGTACGGGAGGTAGTACACCTCCACCACCGCCTACTACAAGATACTATGAAGTCGTACCTTGTAACAATGCTAATATATCAAGATATACTACAAGACCTCCACAAGCACTTAA